TCTCGATTTGACTTCAACACCTTCCGTTTCATATGCATAGGTATTACCGCGCTGACGGGTAACGTACCTTGGATCATAAACTGCTTCTTCGTATGGTACTGGTTTCGCTTTAAGGTTAGTCATCTCTGTATCCTATTCCCATAATGGGATGTGGTTTCAGTTTATGTAGCTTTATTGCTACACCTTATTATTACTTGGGGTATTATTTCAGACGGCATAAAACCCATCACCCAGGTTTAGAGGATGATGAGTTCTACGCGAGACTACTAGTTTTACCAAGTAAATCAAGGTGTTACATATAATTGCTTATTTTGCTGATGCTTCCAAGATCATCAATGTACCCCGTACTACCCCATCCACGTTATCCCAGGCTGGAGTAAACGCATTAAAGAAACTCTTCTCTACGTTGTCGGCGCTTTCACCAATTTTAATGGCCAGTTCTTTTGCCGGTCCATTAAGCTTGCTGGTTACTTCACCACCATTACCGTAGCGTACTTTACCAGAATCGGTATACATCAGCTTATACATGCCTTGTGAGTATAGGGCATCTGTAGTACGACGATACTTAACCGCTTCAATAAAGACTTCGGCTGCTTTAAGAATACCTTCCTGACTAAGCCCTTTAACTGTACCACCATCGTCGAAATCTGCTTCATCGGCTACGGTGAGATCACGAGGTTTACGAACTTCAAACATGTCTAACAGTGCTTTGATTTTAGCATCATCCCCAGAGGTAAGAACTTTAGTAAACTTACTCAGATACTCAACTTCTTCTTTGACGTAATTACTTGCATCAGTAACCGCTTTATGGTTGAGTTGTTTAACCTTTTCAAATGCTTTAGCTGGGTCCGCTGCAACCCCACTGAAATATTCGATCTTGATCGGTTTATCAGTATTAAGACGGCGACCTTTAACCCACTGTGGATTAGCGTACGTCGATTTAACAGCATCTACAGCTTCGTCGTATGCGGCATTGATCCTTGGTAGATTATCGTAGTTACCACCGAACAAGTACTTTACTGCACCCCAGATACCCTCGTTAGAGACACTTACGCAACGATTACCGATGGCGGCACACATAGCTTTAAGTTCCTCATTGGAAGGTACTGTTGGAGCATTTAACGACTCAAGGCTATTAGTCGTTACGGTAGTACCCGATAGAGGTGTGGACAGGACATCAGCTTGAGTCATCGATTCCAAACCAATCGCCATGAACTGACGAGCAGTTGTGTCTAGACCATCGGAGCCAGCTTTAGAAAGTTGTGCCTGATAGGTGTTCATTGTGTTATGCATGTATACCTCATTGCCGAGTGCATTGGACTCAGCAGATTTAACGTATGCGACCAAGGCTTTAAGAATCAGTTCGATACGGTCTTCGATAACACCGAAGTGATCAAGTGATGTATTAGCTGCGTCCATATGGTATTTAAACCCATTCAGGACTTCGGAAACATCGCTCTCAAAGTAATAACCACGGAAAGGGGGATCTGTGAAATCGTAAGCTACATATGTCAATTTCTCACTGACATCATAACTGGTCAGCAGGAATTTCCCAAGCTTACCGATCATTGCAACTACTTGGCGGGTATTAACTTCATTGATCAACGGGATCTTAACTGTGGGAGCTGGTGCCATTGGATAATTGCCAAAGCCATATTCGCCGTCCCAATGACCTTTACCCCAACCCAAGAAATCATAGTTGTTACGGAAAACTGTGTGCCATGGGGCAGGTTGTTCTTTAATAGCTTCTTTAATGACAGCAACAAATTCATCTTTTCGATCGGTATCACCCAAGAACTCATCAAACCGGGCGTCCCACTTATTATGCCAAGCTGCCAACTTACGGTCATAAGCAGTTAGTTCTTTGGTAATACGTTCATATTGACGAATGTCAGAATCTAGCGGCGCAAGCCAATTAGGGTTATACGCGCCATTGATCTGGAAGATAGCCGAATTAGAACTCGTTTCAAGCAATTGACTAGGTGGCGACTTTTCGATCTTGGCGGCGTCATCCCAGACATAGGTCGGCTCAACTGGTTTAGTTGGAGTTTTCTCTTTCTGTTCGGCGATAAACAGACGTTTAATGGTATCAAAGATACCTTCGTTACTGACTGTACTCATTTTTGCATTCCTAAAGGCGTAAAGCAGCTGTAGACGTTTATTAGCTTGTTGACGATAATGTTCCATACCAGGACGGATCAGGATATTACCTTTGATGTTGCGACCTGCATAACCGTCTTTTGAAATACGCATGATAAAGGAATTGAGTCCCCGTCCCTCAGCGGCGTATTTTTTCATTTGTTCTATGTTCTCATAAGTGGTTGACTTATGAGTGTAGAGATATTTAGCCCCGGTGGTGAAGTTAACCAGAATCCAATCTTCTCCAGTTACATACGAATCCACACCCGAGTTACCGCCAGTGTTAGCGTAGGCCGTACCGTTACCATGTTGATCCAATAGCTGTGACAACGTTGGCTTAGGTATGCCGATCTCTTCAGCTACTTCGGTGTCGGTGTCATTCCAATAGGAACTGACAGTATTAGCTGCCTCGTCCCAATATTGTTTGACGACATCCATAGCGTCTTCAGTGGATACCTTAATCGGATCTTCAATCCGCTGTATCAGTTGATCTAATCTGGTCATTTTAGTTCCAGGGTAATTGACAATATAAGATTGTCCTTTGGGTAATGGCTTAATTGTATGTTTAACACTAATAAGCTTGGGGAAACCTATCATGTTTGAATTCCTCCTAACGACAGGTCCAGCTACCCCTGTATCGGATGACAGTAATTTACCATTTCCAGCTGGGACACCATTTAAAGGAGTGGTGAGTGCTCGCAATTTTATTTCTGGTTCTCAACTGGCCGATCAAATTGGTTTAGTTGCAGGTATACCTATTAATAGTGATGCGGGTTGGCTACACTTTGTGGAAGATAATGGTTACAATATTTACATCGCTAAGAAACCATTACGTTTTAACCTAACTTGGACTAGTATCGATACGGCACAGACTGGTAAAGAAATTGTTCTAGGTGGTAAAACATTCTTAGTAGAATTTATAACCGGTATGAAAGCTGAGGATCAACCTGCAACAGCGGATAACGCTGGTGGAGCTTGGAACAAATATATTTACAATGTGTACGCCGGTGAACGTGCAAATGAATTGCCTAGTAGTCGATTGGATTGGGGTTCTTATACCGAGACGATGCTGGGTATTCCTTTAGGTTCAGCGGGTGCTACACCTATAGCAAGTTATAGCTGGGTTAAAGACACTGTAAGTACTGGTGGTCGGGCTACTCGAGGTGTGAGCTATAATAACTCCGCTGTCCCTAACGTAATGGGTGTTTGGTACGGTAGTCTTAGTGACGTAGGTAATCACTATGCTTGGCGTCCTATGTTGGTGGAGAAAGGTACCTCACCTCCTGCTCCAGTAACCCCATTCAAAGGTGAAGTTGCGCAAGCGGACTTCATCACCTTTAGTGATCTAGCGACAGCTGTTGACATTACTACAGGTACTGTTATTAACGATACCGCGCCATGGTTGAAGATTGTTCAGAATGGGACTACCTATTACTGGCCTAAAGCTTCTATTCGCTCTAATCTGTCACGTGAGACACTTGACGCCAAGAATCTGGTCACTGGTAATACCACTGTGGTTATTGGTGGACTTACTTATAAAGTGCGATTGATTACTGGTCGAGATGCGGACATTAGCACGACTATTGGACGTGAGTGGTTAGACTGGGTAACGAATCTAACTAACGGTAATTGGGCAGGCTACTCAGCAGCTCAACTTGTAACAGGTACGGGTGGAGCAACTAACGGTGAGTTGGTTCTTACTCAAGAAAGGCACACTGAGACAACTTGGGCAGCTAACGGTTATCCTAATCTGTTAGCGAACGGTTGGTATCAGAATCCAAATGCAACTAACGGTGGCTATGGATGGCGACCAGTGTTGGAGTTGGTTCCATAACGGCATAAAGTCCCTGCTCAATGGCAGGGACAATATGTTGTCTCACGTTGCTTCCAACTCTAAACCAGCGAAGATAGCTTTAATCGCCAAAGCACCTTCTTCTTCAGTACGATCCCCTAGCCAATGTTGGTAATCATTGAAGTGATATGTGCAACTACCAGTCTTAATGGTCTCAATCCACCAAGCGTCATGTTTATGTTTAGTAACAACGACTACTTGTTCTTTAGGGTGTACCGACGCGAGGTATTTAGCCAGCGCATTGATCATGTCACGACTTGATGGAAAGTGAGTATCCACCGTTTCTTCGTAAAACTTGTATACTAGATCGTAAACCATTTTGAATCCTATTTAGTCAAAGGGGAAATAAAGTCCAGCCCGAAGGCTGGACCCTACACACAAACCAACACTAAAGGAGAAACCACATCGTGCAACCCACCAAGTCGCATTCAATGGAGTAACGACGACAATTTCGTTACATACTATCTACATGAAAGCATGCTTAACTGAGGTCGAAGTCGAAAGTGTCTTCTTCACGCGAGGTGTCTACAGCGTTAACCATATATTGATTATTGTCACATTCTTGAGGACTAGTTTGGTTGGCAGCGAGGTCAAGGTACTCAGTCATGTAAGGCAGTGGGTTCTTTTCAGGGAACTCCAGATCAAAGCCAGTGGTAGCCAAGAACTCTGCACGCATCTCGTCGGTGATGAGATCTTTAACGCCGGTAAAGGTACCAGCTGCGTTACCGTTAAACAGAACCCATTGGATCATTTTCTTCTGGGTTACACCCGGTAGTTCACGACCTTCCGAGAACAGATACATCAACCACCGAACTTCGGTCATGATGATTTCCCAGAACAGCTTCAAACCTTCTTCCATGGTGTCTTGGTAAGCTTGTTTACCGCGTGGAGTCTTCAGCATCGCTTTGATGACTTCTTGACCGAACTGAGCATGTACTTCAAACTCGTCGATAGCGATCTTCTGTACACCCATAGCGATCGGTTGGAAACGACCCATCTTACCGAAAGCGAAGGTTACAGCAAACGAGGCCATGAATTGGATACGCTCAAGGTAATACAGCGCCAGCAAGAACTTGAAGATCTTGTTGTACAGGTTCTGGTCGTTCGGGATAGTACCGCAAGCATAAGCGTGGGATGCATCGTGTGCTTCACCCATGACCTTAGCCACAGTCAGCATACGTTCCTGAGCTTCTTTAACCTTCAGGATCTCATCGAGAATAACCTGTGGGTTCTTGAACGAGTTACGCACGATCTCCGAATAAGTCAGAGCATGTAGGTTCTCGTTAGAGTTAATCAGAACATAACCAGCCCATACGCGGGAGTCAGTAATCACCGGACCCAAGATGTTAACGATAGCACGCGATGCGGTAGCGTCAGCTTCCCATTGCCATGCCAAGGTCTTAACCATCATGTCATAATCACTACGACTAGCGGTTTCGAATTCATGCAGGCAATCACCATAAGGGAATTCGTTCTCATCCCAGTCCATCATCTTCAGACGTTTGTACAGGTTAAACAGAACCGGGTGATGGTTGTTGATCGAATCGAATAGACCGGGTTCTTGACCGAGGATAATCTCAGATGAATCGTAATCGGTCTTTTGGTTGTTAAAGATTTTGATTGGAAGTTCTACGTGGGACATTTGGTGACCTTTAGTGAAGTTGTGATTTCTACATTAGATATCCAAGCTCAGTAACTTTTGGATTAGAACCTATTTAAAGAGTATATTACTAATGGGAATTAACTAGAGTAACATACATGAAAAAGCTTGACTTGAAACTGATTCAGCGTGAATCGTTCTGCAACCAGCGCAGCTACGAGGCTGCTATTTATGCCGCCACGATCATTAACCGCATGCTGGCTTTATCCAAGCAAGGTCATTTGATCTTGAGCTACGAGAACGTTGTAAAACTCAATGCTCGTATTGAGTTAGATGCACTAGGTGAATTCCAGTTCATCATGATCGGTGATCACGAAGAAGCCAACGTAATGTTGGTGGGTGATGAAACCATGGAATTCGGTGATACAAGTAAGATCTACTGCACTAAGAAAACCATCCGTGAATTCTTCAAGCTGTGGCGTGTATGCCGCATCACTAACGTCGTTAAAGCAACTGACCTGACCTAATACAAGGACTATTGAAATGCTGCAAGAATACATCGAATCCGTTACTAAAGCTACTCCAGTTTTCGAAATCCCTGTTGTACTGGAAAAGAACGCAATCCGAGATACATTCTTCCCAGTATTCAAGGGTTGCAATGTAGTCGTGCTAGAAGATTCCGATCGAGTAGGCGATCCAACCAACCTGTTGGATGCTGAGGTGATTATCGATCAACAGTCGATCGATCGCCGCATCGAACCATGTTACCAAGCTGAGCTTTCTCGTATCCATTCCGAGGCAATGGTAGAAGATCTCACTGATCGTCTGAAGTCTGGTGAGTTATCCGACGACCCACTGGTTGAAATGCCAGAGAGCTTTGTTAGTCGTATCGCCGATATGTTGGAACGCCGCCGTATCAAACTAGCTAATGAGAAGCTGGTATGGTTCACCATGCGCGAAGATCATTCGGGACATATGTTTCTCAGCTGGCCACTCAGTGGTTACATGCCAATCACTGGCGGTATGATCTTTCATGATCTCAAGGTACAGAAAGCGTGCACCCGTCTGAAGAATCGGCACCACATCAAGAATATCCAAGTAACTGGTTCGGTAGTACCATCTGCGGTTCCAGTCTATTTCGATTGGATTCCGACCGAGTAATACTAGAACCTGTTTTACGGCTATATCACTGTTGTGAATTTACCTATCCCTTGGAGTACTGAAATGTCGATGTGCCCTAAAACCGATGCGATGGAAAATGGTCTGAAGTCGATCGTTGACGAGTTGATCGGTGCTGTGTGGGTTGAATCCGGTAAGGCAATCCCAAGCTTCAACATCTGGGAAGCTGATAAAGCGATTGAAGTTATCCCCATCGATCGTGAAACCGAAAACTATCAGATCGACATGCGTGTCGGTAAGAAACAGTTGCGCTTCAAGTGGAAGTCCGGTGAGATGATCCTCAAAGGTTGTGGGGTGTATTTCTACGACTGGGGTGATTGCAACATGGATGAACTGGCTATTGCCGGTGGTCTGATGTTGATGTACTATGGTCAGGCAATGGCCGAAGAAACATCAGAAGCAATTTAAACGCTATATTACTTTTGTGAATTAATCACATCAATGGAGTTAATCATGTCGGAAGACAATATCAAACGTGTTGTAGAGATTCAGAAAGAAGTCTCTCTGCACGTTCAGCACCGGATGGCAGCTCTGATCGGTACCCCAGAAGAACGTCCTTTCATGACCAAGTGCATGGAAGCCGCAATTGAAGTATCGACGCAGCTGCGCGATCTGGTTGTCTCCGGCATGACTTACGAGTCGTGGCGAGACTACTTCGTCGATCGTGCAACTAACTCGGCGTTCCTGCAATTGATCGACAACGAAGCCCGTGACCTGAACCGCCTGTACGAAGAGATCCAATCCATGGATCTGACCGAGTACTACGCCGTGATGGTCGACGGTAAAATTGATCTGACTGAGTTGAATCAACAGATCATCGAGATGGAGCACAATCGTACCTGTCTGCTCGAAATCTGGGCAGAAGAAGACGCAGAGCAAAATGAAGTCGAGCGTCATGGTGATCCAGACGCCGATAAACGTCTTCCGTAATAATGCTTGACCTGTAATACAAACCACGCTACACTGGCTACATCAACCACCAAACCCAAGGAGTAACACCATGTCTGCAAACACTTTCGATGCATTGAACGCTCGCGCTACCGTTATCGGTATGGCGATGGGTGCTCGCGCGGTACACGAGAACAACGTTGAAGTACTGCGTAAGATGCGTGAAAGCGCTGATAAGCTGTACGACATTGTGATCGCGCTGGCTGAGGGTAAGGCTGACTACCCTGAGTGGTATGCTGCATTCATCGATCTGAACGTGAATAATGCGTTCCATGAGATGGATGAAACCGGCGAATTCACTCGCATCGTTGATGAACTCAAAACCATCGACGCAACCGGCTACTACTTCTCCACCATCGTTCCATTGATCAAGGCTGGCCCTGCTGTCCTGATCGACGAACGTCGTCGCATGATGCTCGGCTTCGATATGGTGATCGAACAAGTGATCGCTAACCGTCGTGCCCTCATCAAGCCAGTTGAATAACAACTGAAATAAATCTGGATTAGGGGTTGACTCTAATCCAGGTCCCGCTTATAATAGCTACGCAAATCAATCATACCTCTAGGAGTTTCACCATGTTCAACATCGAATTCCCTTTCTCGTCCGTTACTGGTTACGCTGAAGTACAGAAAGTCTTTCTGGACCACAGTATCGAAATGGCAGCCAAGGCTGTCGAAGCTCAAGATCTGGTTTATATGGAAGCGCTGCGCGCCGACACTCTGACCGTCATGAACTTCACCATCGAATGCGTCAGCAATCGGTACGATTACCTGACCTGGGTAGCTGGTACGAATTACATCAATCGCACCAGTAAATTGGTTGGTCTTGATAAGTCTGGCAAGTTGATGAAGGTAATAGAGATGATGGAGAAGCTGAACGCCGAAGCCTACTATCATGCGGAAGTGGTGCCGGTGTTCAACACCCCTCTGGTCATGCTCATTGAAGGTAAAACTGAAATGATTCAAGGTCTAGATATAGCCATCGCAGAGATGCGTGAAGCTCGCGCCTAACAGCATAAAGCCCCCTCCCGTAAGGAAGGGGGCATTTAGCTTTATTTTTTTGCTTTACATCTTACATGCACCGCTACCGCAGTCGATGTCTTCAGTCACATTACCTACAGCAGATTCCATTGCATCCAACGAGAGGTTAGCAGTGGTTTCAGTGTTGAAGTAGTAACGAGTCTTCATACCCATCTGGACTTGATAGAAGTAGTTCTTGAGCAGTTCGTTAGAGTCGATCTGTTCTTTACCTACGATACGACGCCACAGGTCAGCACTGATCGATTGGTCACAGAACTTCTGAATGATCGCGTAGCAGTCAATCATGTCCTTGGTTGGGATGTCCCAAGCCAGTTCGTATTTGTAAGCTGGATCATCGCCGTAAGGAGCGGCCCAGTACAGTACGTTGTTCTGATCGTTCTTCGACAGGGTCAGACGACGGACAGGGTAAACAGAGTTAGCGCCACCCAGAGCTTTAGAACTGGATTCACCCGGCATGTATGCACACAACACGGAGTGACCAATACCACCATTCTCGATGATCTGTTTACGCAGACGTTCCCAGTTGAAGTATGAGTCAAAGTTAGTGCCATCCTTCTTGATCTTGTCTACAGAGCGTTTGTAGGTGTCGATTGGCAACCAACCTTCAGGCCACAGAGTCTTATGTATCCAAGGAGCCAGACCACGTTCTTTGGAGATCTGCAACGAAGCTTCGATCAGGTGATACATGTGACGTTCAGCGATGAAGTGAATCTCTTGCTTACCAGCATCAGACGAATAGCTCAGACCAGCCTTAGCCATGTGAGTAGCCAGACCCATGATACCAACACCAGCACTCATACGTTGCTTAGCGGTGAACTCAAGGTGAGGGAACACATAGGAGCTGTTCAGGATGCAATAGTCGATCATCTTCAGAGCGTAGTAGCAAACCTTCTTATAGGTTTCAGTGTCTTCGATGTTCTCAACCGATACAGCTGCCAGCGAGCAGGTAGCGATCTCACCACGACCATGGTCTTCACTGGAGTACAGATCCATCATGTCGTAGTATGGAGCGGTAGGTTCAGCGATTTCCATGCACAGGTTAGAACTGCGGATAGGATCTTTGAACGGGGTGTGACGGTTCATCTCATCGATCTGACCAACGTAGGCTACGCCGGTTTCTTGTGCTTCTACCAACGAGGTACGCAAAACGTCACGAGCCGATGCCCAATGCTTAACGAAGGTTTCATCAGCTTCGTATTTAGCGTAAAGGGTCTTGAACAGTTCGATGTCTTTACCGTAGAATGCTTCATGTAGATCAGGAGCGGTATACGGGTTGAATGCGAAGATCTGTTCTTTCTTCATCGCCTTCTGTGCGAAGTGCGCGTTAGCCAGCATAGCGAAGTGCATATCACGGTTACGACGGTCTTCAGTCGAGCGTGGGTTACGCAGAGCTTGGATCATGTCTACTTCTTGGTCGAATGCTTCGAAGAAACAAGTTACAGCACCGCCACGACCAGCTTGGGTGTTAGCTACGATGGACTTACCCATCGAGTCGTAATATTTCTTCTTACCGTGGTGTAGGAACAGACCGTTACGTACCGCATCGCCTACAGCGCGAGTCATGATGTTAACACCAATGCCCGCAGACATCTGGGTCATCTTGTCGCCGATGTAGTTCCCGATAGCCAGCGAAGTGCCATTATCACCAGAAGCAAAAAGGCAGCAGCTAGCAAAGCCACGGTGAACAGTACCCAAGTTAATGTAGTTAGGAGTAGGTGCCGACAGTTGCTTACGAGCAAAGAGTTCGTAATAGTCACGTACCACTTGCAGACGAGTTGCTTTAGGCTCTTTCTCGGCCAAAGCCATAGCCATGCGCATATAAGTAAATTGAGGTGACTCATATTCTTTACCTGTTACTCGGTTGCCCAGTGCGTACTTCTTACGGATCTGGTGCAGAGCGAAGTGAGGTTGCTCGAAGTCGATTTCATGATTGATGAATTTCTCGATCTTCAGGTAGTCTTGCGTGGTGTACTTGAGTTTTACCATCAGGCCGTCTTGCTGCATGCGAGTGTGCAAAGCTTTAACGGTTGGGATACCAGTAGGGTACAGGTGTTTATGAATCCACACAGCGTACAGGCGACCCGCCAGTAGGTAGTGGGACCAGCTACGGCCACCCAGAATGGTTTCGATCAAGTGCATCTGGAAATCTTGGGATGTTACTTTCTTCGGGAGCGGTTGAATCGCTTCCATCAAAATGGAGGACCAATCGATCTTGTCCTTAAGATGCTCGGTACCCCATTCCATCCAGCGGTTCGGTTTCGCAGGAATGAATGGTTCTTCTGTACCGTCGAGTTTGATGATGGTTTCGATCATTGGTTTACTTCCAGTTTAGTGTTTTGGTGGTTTGTGAAATAATCTAACATAGTCTTTGTCTGCCAAGTAAAATTAAACTTCGTTTTCCGCTAGCATAAGGTTGACAGAAAATATTTCAAATTTACATTATGAATGTGCAGGTACCTAACTATGGTGTTGAGGGTTTTATGGAAGCTAAAAAGTTACTGGCGCAAGTAAGTCGACCTGTGTTGAATGTTGGTGCGATGTTTGATATTCCAACGGGGAAGATTGAGGTAGGTGATCTACCCTCAACTGAAGAAATGTTGAATGGTGGTAAGGTTCTCGGTTATATGCTCTCTCACCGTCCTCTGAGCGGTCGTAGCACGTATCTAATGAACTTGCTAGAGAAAGGTATTGCCGAGACCAAAGGCGGTACTCCAGAGCGTTTCCGCTATGCTTGCAACCTCTTCGGTCTGCTGGGCTTTGCAGTGAAATGGGCTGGTACTCTGGAAGTTCCTGAAGTAACGTGGATGGATACCGAGGGCTGGTCTGAAGGTTGGGATGTTGCAGCATTTATCCGTAAGAAGCTGTATGAAGACGTAGTACCTGATAAACCTGATCATGAACTGTTGGGTGAGCACTTCTATGCTCAAGTACAGAACCTGCAAGCTAATCAGAAGCACCGGGTGTGTCTGATTGATTCTGTCTCTGACATGGACTAAATAGAATCCCCTCCTTCGGGAGGGGGTACTTAGTTTTAATTTTTTACTCACCATACCCTAGTTTATGTAATGGTATTTTCGGAGTATCGCTAGGTGGCTCTTTATTCTGCTTTATCCCCTGTGCTAGAAGCACATCAGTGGTTACGTAATGGTGACCATCCAGAAGACCGTACAATCAACCGTATCAATACGGGACGAATAGTACAACGTCATGAACTGTATCGACCTCATGTCGATCATAACTCACTATGTGAAACCTGTGGCAAGCCTATGGGTGAACACGGTAAGTTGAATCCACAAATACATCTCTGGATTGAAAACGAAGATACAGAGGTATGTCCAGGTGATTACATCGTAACACATCGTGATAAGAATGGACGTGTACGCGGTTATACTATGTATAAACAAAAACTCTTTGATTACTTCTACGGACCATACAAGGAACCTGAAGAATGACTTATATCGCTAAACCCATCATCGTGGACAACCACATCCTGAATGACGTAGCACGTGACTGCTTGATCAAGACCGAAGATCCTAACAAGACTATGTTGCGTCGTGGCTTTAAGCTGCTGACTGAAGATGGTATTGTACATGAACTCACCTTTGCTCAACTAGATGGGTTGATCAATATCCTTGATCTGTCTCGTGATGTATCTGGTATTACCCCATTGCAGTATTTGTGTCAGACATATGACCTAAAAGATTTGATCGAGATGGGCGAAGCTGGTTGGGTAGTCCCTGAGTACTCCATCGTTGTATTGCATAATGCTAAGACCGTTCGCTTTGAAGGGCTGTTGTCTAAGGGTGGCCACACTGATAAACTGTTCTCCTTTGCGTTGGGTGATTTCGATTTCATTCAACAGTTCAGCCTGAGTCGAGTTATTGCTAATCAACACGAACAACTGGATGCGGTTAAAGGTACTTTCGATATGTCGTATGAATACTCATGGGGTGTTGACGGCATGCGATTGAAGGCACTGGAGATCACCTCCAATGAAGCTTAGTCTGATCGTAGCACGATCATACGACAATGTAATCGGTATTGACGGTAAGCTCCCTTGGGATTGCCCTGAAGACCTCTTGCAGTTTAAAGAGATCACCAGTGGTCCTAACAAAGCTGTTGTGATGGGTCGGAACACTTGGGAATCCCTACCTAAGAAACCATTACCCGGTCGACTTAACATCGTTGTAACCAGTAATCCAAAAAATGTAACCGTGTACCATGATGATCTTTTTGTAGTCAGAAGCTTGGCGACCGCTATAGGGTTTGGTCGAATGAAGGGCATTGAAGAAATGTTCTTTATCGGGGGTAAAGCAATTTATGATGAGGCCATTAATCTCGTAGATGAGATCCATTTGACGGAGATGCACTGGGATACCAAGAGCGATAATGACCGTGACGGCGAACGTGTTTACTTCGATCATGACTTCCCATACACTGATTCCAGTAACGCTCAACCATGGTCGGTTAAAGATCGTGTAACCTGTCTTAGATCCGGTACGGGTGAAGCACTGTTCGACTATATGCACCTTGTAAGGAAATGATATGAAGAGAGCTTCGGCTCTCTCTTATCACGTCTAAGCAAGGAAACACCGTATGTCTACATTCACACGGTTTGATGGGGACCTCCATACCCATCCTGCGCCGGAGGCTTCTAAGATTCTTGGAAGTGAACACCGGTGGATTGATCCAGGTTTCATCTATTACCTAGACGCTGACAACGATGAGTACGTCGCTGTAGAGTCAGGCTATTTGTCTGATGGCGCTAGTGTGCCTAAGTTGTTTCAATGGTTAATCCATCCATGGGGTAAGCATGGTCAGTGCGCTGTACTGCATGACAAGCTCTGTGAGACGTGGAAAACCAGTAAGCGTACCCTAACTCGGAAACAGGTCGATGAGATCTTCTTCGAGTCTATGCGCGTTGCTGGGGTGAATGTATTCCGTCGTAAGGCAATTGAGCTAGCTGTAACGGGTTATCGCTTGTGGTCTAACCCTAGTGGTCCATCTGATGCATCTGCTAAACAAGCGTTGACTGACGAATACAACAAAAGATGACATATTGCCCCTCCGTAATGGAGGGGCTTTATGACGTTTCTTTTTTAGAAGTAAGCGTGTTGTCCACGGAAGCGTTCACGTTGTGCGCGCTCTACATCACCGAAGCGATTGGTACGCATACGACGTACGCGGTCTTCATGAACTTGTTTGATCATGGCATCAATACCCACACCACCAGTCTCACCCACATCAATCCAACGAGAGATAGCACGAATGCGCATTTCCAGTTTAGCGACCAACATCTTATTCGACTCACCCTTCAATTGCTCAATGAGTTTATCGAACTCTTCTTTGTATTTCTTAGACTGCGATTCACGATACAGCTCAACGCTAGTTTGTTCAACATCACGAGTAGTAGCACGAGAGAAAATAGTCTTAGGATTGATGCTGTAGTATTCCAAGTTCTCACCACGAATACAGACCCAGTGAGCCAACAACATCGATACGCACATATCGTCGTGTGCGTCGTTATTGTGGTCAATACGCCCGTTCTTAATAGTGAGTGCAAGCATCTCTGTAATCAGCTGCTTGTCGTTCATGGTACGACCACCCAGATCTACGGAACTACCCAGCGAGTCTTTATACAGAGCGTTACGAGAGTAACGACCAGAACCAGCTGTGTTGAATCCGAAGTGGCGCTTGAATCGATCGTAGAACTGTGGAGTACGTTGCGATACTGGAGTAGTCCGAATAGTTTCGTATTCAGATTCCATGAGTTGTGCTTCGTCCACCACTCGGTTAAAGATTCTACGGAATGGATCAATTCCTTTAGAATGCAGAATCAGAATCACGATGTCGATCAAACTGATACCAGTAGACTTACGTTCAGGTACCCATGTAATACCAGGGTAACGAATCAACAGGTCAGCGATATAAGTAGCCAGCATAGAAACGTTGGTTTCATTATAACGTCCAGCGAACAGAATTTCATGAGTTTCAGTATCGATACCTACCAAGCCGGTGGCGTCGTTGTCTTCACCCAGCAATTCACTAGGGTCACAACCCATCACTACTTTACAGTTAGCCATACGGGCTTCAATCTGTTCTTTAGGGATGTACCAGCGGAGCATATAACCATCATCGTTCTGTTCGTAATGCAATGGTTCACGCATGGCTTCTTTCAGGATCTTCTTCTGTTCGAGAGTCAAAGGTGAACCTTCACCACCCACAGTCCAGATATTAAAGAAGTCTCGATCCGCAATCTCGCCAAAGGAACTAGATTCCCGTAGCGTACGGTAGAGCCATAGATCGTCGCGACCTAGTTGTCGATGGTTAAACGCGCCGTAGATCAGAGGCGTCTTACCTGTGGTTCCTTTCTCCACCATCAGTTCTACAGCTGCTTGGCCGGGTAGGTCAAAGTACGTCTCACTCCAGATAGCACCACCGGTCATGAACCCGTGTGCAAACTTACCATCTCGTGTGGTTACGTTACCAGCAGTTGTAGTGAAGATGTTACCGAAGAACTGTTTCTCACGCCGTGCAGAGTCACGAGCAGCAGATCCAGCAGCTAGTGCTACCGGGAGCGAAATCTCGATCAAGCTAATATATGCAAATTCGTCGAACTGCATGATAGGTACGGTCAAACCCCGACCGAGTTTGTCAGCTGCGATCTTGTCGTTTCGTGCTACTGCGGTTTTGTAACGGTTCTTCAAACGCAAACAAGTAATCAGCTCAGAGTTGTCGGCATCGTTACGGTCAACCATGTCGATGTAATCTGGTAAGAGTTCCCGCATCTCTTTAAGACGTTCGATGTTCGAGTCGCGGAGCTTGGCGTCTTTAGTGATCAGGTTGATGGTGGTCTTGTAACCCCAGATGAACATCAGTCCAACCATCAGTACGTCTGTTGACACGGACTTACCGGTCTGACGTGGTTGTAGCAAACCAAAGTTAATGTGGTTAAAGAAACTCCAGTACAACGCGATATTACCACGGTTGGCCAAGAACTTTGAAGGTACAGCACCCACTTGTGGAATACGAGCTACTTCCCTAAAGTAGTACCACGGGTTATACTTACATTCAAAGGCGATCTTGGCTTTTGTCGTAATATCAAGATCCTCGTCATAAGGATCTACACCCGATAGCTCAGGTTGCATCAGGGCGAGAGGAAACTTCCAGTTCTTAACTTTCAGTTCATCGCGATACAGGTGAGCTAACTTAAGGAAGGTCGTATTAGTGGTATTGAAGTCGGCTCGCGCAGTGTGGAAGCGATCCCAGTCCGACGCGAAAAGCAGCATATCCATAATTACGGACCTCTAAAAAGGTAATGTGTTCATAGGGTTGCTAATAGAACACCTTTAAAGCCTATATTACTAACGTGATCTACCCACTAAAATGGAGTATGTTTCATGACACCGAAAGACATCATGATGAAACAGGAACGTCGTAATCTGGACATTGCGTTCATGACTACTGCAATCGAGCAGCTCTATCGTGAAGGATACGATGACTGCATGTTGAAGCTAACCAATACCGATATCACGGTAGAAGGTCTGGTTTACAATATCGCTGTGCGGGAAGGTAAATGGACCATTCAACGCAGTGGAGATAAAGGTTGGGAAGTCTCCTACCTGCTCAACTGTAGTCCAGATCATGCAGAGCCATACAGTCTGAAGATTGATTGGGCTTACTGCTTGAACCGCTCGATCATTTCCGAGTTATCCAAGCTGGTCATTTACATCCTCACAACCTATCATCCCGATGGGCGTTTCATTAAGCATTAATAAGGATATCGCGGTGCGTCATTGTAAGGAGTTACCTTCGTTAGAAACACAAGCTGGATGGAAATCACGCTTTAAAAAGGTTTCCCTTCATGACGAGTGGGACAACCGGCGGCAGATCATTAAAGATACGTCGTGGTGCATCCTTACTAAGGAAGTCGCTGAAGCACTGGGCAACTGGTTGAAAGGCTTTGATCTAGTGATCGAGCCTTTCGCCGGTACCGGCCATATTGCCGAACACCTTCGTCGCGTAAGTGGACTGAGTCGTAAACAGTATCGTGCTTATGATCCTTGTCGCAGTCACTGGCGATCGAGTGAACGTAAGAACTACGGCTTTACTAAGTCGGGATGCTTTAACATTAACCTGAAGAAGGCCGACGTTGTAGTAATGACTTGGCCAAACTACAATGAGAATCTGGCTTACCGGATTGCTCGTAAGATGGTATCGGGTCAATGGCTGGTTTACAATGGTGAAGGTAGCTACGGCTGTACCGGCGATGACCAGTACCATGAATTGTTAGATAATGAATTCGAGCGCTTTGAATTATTCGAAGACTCACTGAATGAACATCATGTACGGTTTCAGGCCATACATGATCGTTGGTATATCTACCGTAAACGTTAAGGAAGACATCATGCGTCGTAAAACTAAGGTACGCCCCATCGACCGTAATTGGGGTATCGCAATTCTTCTACTTGATCTCGTTATGGCTATCGCCAGTATCGGACTAATTCTCTAAGGATTTAAAATGCAGTACTGCGCTTATGGTACCCCTGAATTCGAAAAGATCTACAACACGGCAGCTCTGTTCTGGCAAGCTTTATTCGGTAAGCCGGATGACTTCAAGGCAGTTGTAGAACGTAACGTCCGTAAGATCTGTGAACAGGTAGCACAGACCAAACTGGGTGTTACTCGCTGGAGTTGCGAAGGTCACCCAGAAATGGTCTTGAAAGACCAAAGTAATTACAAAGATGCTGAAGGTTATATCTTCATCATCGCTAAGGATCAAGTTAGCTCAAGTAAGCTAATCGAGATCTTTGGTCGCGTATGGGCCGACATGGCCGAAGATTGGGGATTCGATTATGTACCTGACGTGGAAGCAGATAATGCTACGTTGTCGGGTGATGAATGTTATCCAGTTGTGATTGTACGTAGTCCAGCATTAGCTACACGCACTGCACGTAATGCATGGTGGAAAGCTGTTACCGTTTCTTTCAAACATCACTCCAAGGAGTACAAACGCAATGCCTAACTATAACGCTTCAAAGGTTCGTAAGATCGTCGAGTCTCTGGCAACCGTCTATGGTATCGATGACTCTGAATTCATGTTGACCTATGGTACTGCCATGGTAATGCATGGTCTGTGCCAAACTACAGATGACATGGACATCACCGTTAACAGTACGGTGTTCGATAAGCTGCGTCAGTGGATTACACCGACCACCGATGCACTCGGTGAAGTAATCTGGATGCCAGGTGCGATCGAGATTCGTCCACTGTCTACCCTGCGTACCGGAAGCTTCTTCCAGCGCATTAACCACTGTCAAGTCCAGACTCTGGATTCACTGTTGCAGGCGTATCGTGATCTGCAAGCTGATCCGATCAAGGATCGTTCTAAGTGCGATGAAGATCTGCGCAAGATCAATGTACTCGTGACTGAGATCAATCGACTCAATAATGAAACAGATGCTATTGTGAAACGGTCTGGTAAGATCATTGCTGAAGAAGCGCAGCACTTGATGATCGAATTGGCCGCTTCGAGGTTTTTCGAGAAACTCGAAGGACCACTGCGACTGACCATCAAAGATCCAATCAATCGGAAATGGACGGTGACGTTCAATCCTGCTGATCAGTCAATCGAGTTTTATGAACTCGATGAAGTTGATATGAACGGTATGGTCAAACATCACAAATTCATTTACTCCCATGAGGTAAAGAAAGTATGAAAGCTTTGCTGATCTCCACTCTGGTCGGTTTCATCAGTGGTAATGAACGTCCACCAAACGTAGACCAGATGCATATTTGGTTTGAAGGTCCTGCTGCGCATGTCGAGTGTGATCGCACTGAAAGGGACATGGCTGTTGGTGTAATCACTGTAGTAGATGGTGATAAAGTGTCCAGCCAAGAAGCGGGTACTGGTAAAGTCACTCGTCGTACTCGATGCGTGAAATTCAACTGAGGTCGGCATGAACGAATTACGGGAGCGGTTTATCGAAGATGCTAAGCTGTGCCATCCAAACAAACCATTAGACTTTCGTACCAGTACGACAAAAGGTCAGGAGGGGCGGTTTGTGGACAAGAAGACTCATCAACTGTGGTTGGGTTATGAGTTGGCACATACCGCGAGCATGCGTATAGAACGTGGGGAAGAGTCAACTGGTTTGATGGGTTCCTACATCATCGGCAATCATGTTGGTCCTGGACCTAAACTCATTACGGGTTTTCGTCCATTCGTTCACCGTAATAAGCGCTTGGCTTTTGAAGAAGCACAGCGCTTAACCGAAGTTCTTGGGAAACGCTTTGCGGTATTTCGTTGTATTAAAGACTTTCAACCCACTCCAGTAGAAGTGTAAATAAACCGGCCTTCTTTGGAAGGCATTTCAATTCTTAAGAGGATCTTACAATGAGTACTGTTCCTAGTACCGATATCCGAGGTGAAATGGATAGCGTCGAGTTCTACAGAACTCGGAAAACACTTATCTCTGGTACTTACCAGATTACAGAGCATGACGGTGAGATAAATTACGCCGTAGTTGATCGTTACTCAAATGTCAAGTGGTATTCTCAACGAGAGTATGATTTGGCAATCGAACAGGGTATCCATGACCAAGATCAAGATGCCCGGTTGGACGCTATCATGATGTTTGATGATGATCTCGATCAACAACTGATGGATTCATGGGACATCGCAATGCATCGGCAAGACGATACCCGCAAGGCTGATGAAATCGCAATGGCTGATCACGATGAGTTCCGTCGTGTGGATGCACATGACTTCGCTAACGATGATGATCGTGTCGATACAGCTGTGGATGCTTTTGACGAGCGTGCTCTGGATAACGATCTCGACGCTAATCGAGTCCCAGGTAAAACACTCGGTGAACTCCTACGTGAGTCGATGATGACTTCTCCTTTGGTTACCGAGTCTGGTGGTTATCAGGTAGGTACTCAAGAGGACCATGATGCGTTCATGGCGAAGCGTAATGCTTCCATGGGTGTAGATGCTATTGACGATGGCTATGGCTTTGAAGTCGAGCATGAAGAAGATATCGTTAGTGGTTCTGAGTTCGAACAGCATAAAGCTGATCTCACCCAGTTCATACAAACATCCAGCGAGCAACTGGATCGTTCGATGGCTAACAAGCCTGCCGATCTGGGTGACCTGCTATGATCTACTTGATCCGAATGTTGTTGGGCCTGTGTAACCATAACTACATTCCACTCAAGATTGAGGATGTTCCTTACTCTGGGTTGGAAGGTGGGATGCAGGTGATTGATAAAGCTCATCGTGGTGATATCAAACACAGGCTCTACCATTCGTGCTGTACCAAGTGCCCAAAAGTTATCACTCAAAAGGTAAAACTGTGAAACGTACTGCCCCAAACTTCCGTGCTGAAATCCGTGTAAAACCAAAGGCTGACAACATTATCGATTTCATCGGTCGTGAAAAGATCATGGACGCCGGTCTGTGCGTTACCTATACCGGTGCCACCTTCGATGACTCCGTTTGGGTTGAGGCTAAAGAAGCTCACCTCAAACGGGTTATTGGTCAACTGAACCTTGAGGTCGTTACACCTATGCAAGAAATCCCACGTGCTAAGCCTCCAGTAGGAGCGACATTCGCATGATGATCGCACTTCATCTCTTCAGTTTTGTTGTAGTATGGCTCGGTGTGGTATTGAACCTTACCGCCATGTTGTCCAAAGCTGCTGTGCTGTATCGTAGTACCTTAATGGGCACTGATCTGGAATACGCCTTACTGAATATCGTTGTTGTACCCGCGGCTGCGTTCATAGGCTTCGGGTATGCCTATGCGCTGGTTTGGAAATCTTATCGAACTCACGTAACGAAGGAGTGTATGAAGTGCAAGTGCAAAAGTTGTGCAAAAAGTTAAAGTTCCATTGGCTGACATTCCGACTTCGTCGTGAATACAACCGGCGGTTGGATGAAGTAGTCGAGAATCGCTTTGTCCACCACAAGCTTGGTCTGATGACTAAGCAACGTAAAGCCATTCATGAGTGGTATGCTGTTGAATGGTCCAACCTGTACGATCAATATTACAAATAGGGTGACATCATGGATTTCAATTATCGCGTTAAAGTGTTAGGTACGTCTCTGCAAGCTCTGCTCGATATGGGTTTTGCTGTGAATGCACATGACTGCCAAACCGGTGAATATTGGTTGATCGGTTGTGGACGTACTTCGTTGGAAACTCAAGTTACCCACCGTAAACTCGTAACCGTTTCTGAATATGAGTGCTTGCGTGGCGGTGTGTAATGGCAATGAGTATTCCGATCTCCTGCTTTCGTCGGTTTGAGAAAAAGGATAACGGTCAACGTTGGGGCCAGCAGTTCTATGAATACATGGAACTGCATAAAGTCACCAATCCTTTCGATAAGGTTTGGTGTGATGCGCTGTATAACGCCTCAGATGTAACTGCACGTCAGATGGTACTCAATGCAATCGATCACGGCAACTGAGACTTACCTGTAAAATATCTAAACTGCATTACAAGGAAGCTGAAAATGTTTGAACAACGCGATGATACTCTGCCGCGCGCTGGTGTCATACTGAGTCATTTCCGTCGCAATCTTGAAGCAGAGATGCTGAACATAGTTCGCGATGAGTTCAAGAACCAATGGTCTAGTCCAATCCAAATTAAAAATCCGCTGGACTTTAAAGTGGAGATCTGGTTTGATCGGGTAATACCGGAAGACATCCTGAAGTCCATCCACTCCGAGTTGGCTGAACACGGTTGGAAGAACTATCTCCTTGATCTGAAAGCTAAGGAAGTAGGTGGTACAATGCACCATTACTTGCTGGTTAAACTGGATCACGCTGAGGCATGCAAGTATGCCTGAGATCGATGAACTGGTACGCCTGATCAAGATCTCCATAAGTGCACCACCTCACCGTAGCGTGTATACCAGCGGTTCTGAATGGTGCTGGCGTATCGCTATGCCACACTGGATGTCTCCTGAAGAACAACTGGCGATTGAAAAAGGTCTTGGCTTGTTACCCGAAGATTATGTGTTCTGCGGTAATACCGATAACAACGGTAAAACGCAGGTAATGAAAATCTGGGTAAATAGGGTGCAATGGGATGACTAAGGGTTCATGGGCAGATGTTGATAGCAGTCTACCTGCTATGGATGCACTGCGCAAATGTTTTCGTGATGGCATAATGACTAACGGCGATCGTTTCTGGACGTTCGTCGTAACCTATGGTGTCTCCGGTACAACATACGGTGGTTATCGTCATGTAACGTTGGCTGAGATCGAAGAACGGAAGGCTAAGGTTATCTGGTTCGAAGGTCTTGAGGTACATTGGACTGACGTAGTACGTGACGATCGACCTGGACGTATTGATACGCGCACTAAGTTCACCGACCTGTCTCCTGAACATCAGCAATCAGTACTGGCTAATATCCATGCCCGCACTCACAAACATGAAGGTCCTCGATATGGCTAAGCGATTGACGAAAGGTAAGCACCGATATCTACTTGATCTGTGTCGGCATGCAACCTACCTAGAACGCTGGACTGCGGATCGAGATCGCAGAGCTAAGCAGCAAGCTTTCGAAATTCGTCAGAACCGTGCCTATATGGCAATCTACTGCTAACAGGAATAAGCATGCTACCCAACAAAATGGATGTTCTACGTAAGTCGTACGGCCCAGAGTTCATCGAACTGATGAATATGGTAAGTGCTAAGTTGATGGATGTTACCATCCCTGAAGACACCCCGTATCAGTGGGAACTCATCATTCCGGTAGATCGGGTGTTGACACCACTGGAAGGGTTCAAACTTCGTCAAGAGTTGAACGAGGCGGGTTGGGGATTCGTACAACGCCTGAAGACCCTGACGTCCGAGGAACTGGTGATTTACATCCCGGTTAGAACTTAACAACATAAAGCCCCTACCAATTGGTAGGGGCGATATGACTTATTTTTTTTTCGTGTTACGGACCAGAACGCTGGAATACCGGAACGGCTGTAGTTGCCAACTGAAGATCGGAGTCATACAACTCACAAACCCAGTGGATAGTCAGCGATGCACCCGGAACCAAATCGTTGTTAACGCGTAGAACAGAATTCCATTGGTTAACGTCGAACTTGTAACTGTTGTGAGCAAACTCTACGATAAAGTGAGTAGGCTCTGGAGCAAACTCCTCAGCTTCTGTATTGACCAATGGTTGAGCATCGTAGAACATACGTTGCAGCCACTGAGTCTTAGTCTGCGCAGCGTTACCAAGACGCATGTCCCAGTTGTTGGTACTCACATAATCCATATCCGCGATCAGATTGCGACCGTAGGATTCAGGTTGATCAGGACGAGGGAATACTTCCCAGCTTGCTTTAGTCTCACCAGAAGTCAGCAAAGCCAACTGGAAGGTAGTCACATACCGGAATGGTGCAAATCGACCATCTACCTTATTCAGGTTAACCGCATAGGTCAACGTTTGAACTTCACCATACGCTCGTGGACGGTAAGCCAGTGAGTTAACACCCAGCTCAACATACGGAGTAACGTTGAAATATTGTTGACGATCCAAGTTATACAACCAGAACTCAAGACGATAACCGGTAGCGGCATTGACCCAAGTTGGATATACAAACAGACGGCAGCTATAAGCACCATCGGCAGGGATAGTCCGTGCAACGTACTTTTCAGTAATAGCTCGATCAGCGGTTGGTACCAGAGCGTAACTGATTTCATCAGCCGCCAATTGATAACGCAACGTGATCGGGAACTCTTGACCTTCACTGGTAGCAACGTAGTTCTCAAGACCCATGATCGTCATCGGAGCAATACCAACGTCCATACGGCTTTGCTTACCACCACGATACTTAATCAAACCTTGCATCGGGAGTTGCTTAACCATTACGTTGAGCGGGAACTCAATAACCTTAGGATCAGAAGTCGACAAGAACGGCGTATCGATCGAGATACCTTCGATGTAACGTTTTGACTGGTCGGTCTGACGCAACACTTGAGTATTCATGACCAGCAGCTGAGCATAGCTCACCACGCCTTCTTTGTCATCGTAGGCTACCAATGTCACACGTTCGCCATCTTCAAGATCGGTAGAGGTGTTACCCACCATCGGTGCCTTAATAGTAGCTACGGATTGACCTTGGATCTCTACGGCTTCCAAAGGAATGAAAGGACCAAGGAAATTCCCCGACGAATCGTAAAACGTTGAGATCAGATCACCAGTTTCTTTGTTGATATCGCTACCACGGAATACCGCATAGCTTGCAACCATCGAACCATAGAAATGCAAACGCTTGTCAGGAGACAATACGTACGGCGTTACTGAAGTGTCGATAAAGCAGCGGTAGGATTCAGAGCTATAGCCTGGACCAACGCCAACCAATACGTTCTCTTCGCCATCTGGGTCAGTATGTTTCTTAGGTTCCCATGCCTCAAGGGTTGGAACCCATGTACCTTCTTCTACGTCCGTTACCCGTTCAAAACCCATGTCGTAATCTACGACTAGGTCATTGACGTTTGCTACCCAACGGTCAGTCTGGTTAGCCGCCAACTTAATGTCGGATTTGAACCAAACCCGGAAACCTCGATCCGGGTTATAGAAGTTCGAGTTAGTGTAATCGGCCATCGATTAAGTCCTCGTGATGTAAATGAAAGGTGAAAGCTCCATTTCTTGACGCAACATGAGTTTCAGAATGCGACGATAATAGTCGTACTGATCATCAGTCAGGGCAACGGGAGACTCGAACCAATGTGGATATACTTTCACATGGTTGGTATTGTATTCACGGTTGAGGATGTCGAAAGGCTTAAGCCACTCATACTGCTTCAGCTGATTCACGATATCCATGTCCGTATACCGACCATTCACGAATGGGGGTGCTAGACGACCGGCCAGAATCTCGGTGAGGATTTTCTGGGAGTAACTCGAGAATACATGGTAATGGCGAGGGATATTATCCGGGTTCGCTCTGACGCGTTTAGGGAAGTAATAACCCATAGCGTCACTAGTCCACTGGTCACGTTCGTCATCTTCTCTACGGGCCTTTAGATCGTCTTTAAACACGGTCTTTAGGGTCACCTGCGGAGTTTGGACTTGGAACGGAGCACCATTGCGTTCATTCTGTACAGTCAGACCATTTCGGGCTTCCTCGAACACCACATCACGATAGTCTTTATAATGTCCATCGACTACGATGCGTTGCATTTTGTTCTGGTGAATGTGGTATGTAGAGTCGTTAGACAATACCCCATATTCAACAAACCCAAACTCACTCGGTGGTAACCGCTTAAGATCAGGACCACAGAAACCAGAGCCACGAACCAGTACGGTTTGTACTCCAAGATTACTACGGTACTCGAGGTTGTTGATGACGATCAAGTCACCATCATCAAAGAAGTCCAGCCCTTGGATCAATGCTCGGTTGTTCTGGATCAGATCAAGTTGGCCGAATGGGATCTCCAAAGGCTTATTGACTAGTCCGGCACCCATGTCTTCCCAAGCAGCGATTTGGAATCGTAGTAGTCCAACCGTATCCAAGAAACGAATTTCTTTCAGGTAGAAGTACTCGTCTGTCCGAACATAACCCAAATATTGATTAGCCGGAATCGTCCATACCCACTTAGGGCTATAAAGGTCATCGTCAAAGAAACCGTATTGATCACGGTCTTCAGCATCGGTGATGTCACGCCATTCGTTAGTAGGAACACCGCCCCAGACTTTAGTTACGTACACCCGGAAGTTGTAACCGTACTTAATAGGTACTTCGGTATTACCGTAGACACCATTAAGGTTGTCAGAACCTTTACCGGCGATGCACTCAACCATCGTACACGATTGATAACGAGGGAAATATTGACGGCCACCCGGATGGTAGTAGTAACCTAGTAATTCGCCTGCTACGTCATACTCAAACACCGTGCAATCGCGCCAGTAATAGAAAGCCAGATCAGCTCGACGAACACCAGTCATTGGATCGGGGATTACTTTAGCTGGGTTATCAGCCAGTAGCTTACCGCAACCATAATAACCATAGACCTCGGCAGCGAAGTTCTGTGCATCTACCTTACCTTGAGTATTCAACTCAGGCTCGTTAAACGTAATCGGGTAAATGAACTTAGGGTCTGCTGACATGAACCGAACATAGGCCGATTGTTCAAGGTTTTCTGCACGCCACAATGGATTAAGTGCATCAACCCCAGTCATGTTGTTCAGAATCTGAGTAGACGTCAAACGGTACAGTTCCCAGATGCGGCTGGCATCTGCAACCAATGGTCGATCATATCCACCTTCACGGATATACATCTTCACCAACAAACCGCTGGCATCAGTCCATTCATCGTTTTCTGCTACGAGTTGCTGCACCTTAGCCACAGGCATGCTGTAGTCTTTGTGGGTGAGCTGTCGCAACCAGATACCATCGTTATGGTGATACGTCACACCTTTAAACTGATCTGCCGTTGTCCCCTGCTTAACCAGATGGATACTAATGTCATCATAGAAGTCGATTTTATTAGCCGTACTGTCGGTGTAATGCAGGATGTATTTACGCTGGGAGTCTAAGGTCGAATTAAATGTTTTCAGGTTACTGACCGGGAAAGTAATAACCTTTCTGATCGAGCCATCCAAGATAAAGTCGCAGTGATCACCCGGTACCGCTGTAACGATGCTAATCTCGTGTACAGGACGTCCATTGACGAAGTACATACCAACGCCACCCTTAGCAGCGATCGTGTCCATATTGCGAATCTGGAGCTGTCTGATGGCATCTTGGTTAACTGCCACGATAGACTCAGTAAAGATCCAACGTCGATTAGCTGTAGTCGAGCGTTTAGACTCGAAGTAAGCATTATGGTAAAGGTGCAAGAAGATCTGATGGTCATCCAGCGTCGGGAATCGATCGCTAAGCTTCACAGCTACCAAAAGGTTCTCACGACTGGTAACCATCACGTAGGTTTCAGACATGCTGTAACGAATACCATTTGTTTGGTAGACGCTTGCTAATGTCAGGTGATCAGACGCCAGATCTTTCAAAGCGATCCAAGTATCTCGACGCAGCAAACCCATACCGACGTTTGCTGGGATAACTTGACCGATCTGATAGACATGATAATAGTCACGGTTGTTGTTAGTCGGCATGAAATACCGATTCTGTTCAACAACGTAGTTGCCCCGGACGCCGTAGCGCGGGGTCAACTGCTGGAGAGCATACGTGAACTGATTATCATCAGCTGGGTTACACCAGACATTATCAATTGCTTGACGCAAGAGATAGTTATCCATGGAAGGTCCCTTAGTTGAAGTTTTCGTACTGTTCGCTTACTTGACGGAATACGAGATCCGTAAAGCTTTTGAGTTCATGTGGGCGTGCCACAGTTTCAGCGCGTTGCGATAGCACAGTCTTACGATAGCTACGGTCACCCACAGCCATATAAAGCATAGCGATAAAGGTCGGTGGATGTTCCAGAGCCACACCTACGTTCTCACGGGCATTGGTACCGAACCAGCTACTCGACAACAATAGGTACACGTCTTGGAACTTAAGACGACCGGTACGTTCTTGATAAGACTTAGTAGACATCGCTTCAGCCAAATCATCTGCATTACGCAGCGGACCTACTTCCAGAATGGTGTTGATCACGAAATCTGGTGGAACGCCTGTAATCCGAGATACTACCGGGGCAAACTGCTGTCGGCTCTCTGGATTAGCATCTTGCAGTTCAGGCATGCACATTGCGTAATAGTAGTAGGCGCCAATTACGAACAAAGCCATCTGCGATTCAATCGACAGTCCGAACTTTGTAACCAACGGTCCACTTACCCAACGGCTAAACACCTTAGCTGGGATGTCGCCAAAGCGACTGAACATAGCTTCATCGCCTTTCAGAACACGACTATTCAGAGCCATGCGGATGCATTGAAAACTCCAGTCATTGTTTGCTGTCAGACGATATGTACCTGAACGCGGCTCATACTTGAAATATTGTCGTCCGTCGATCAGCAACTTAGGTTCATCACGAGTTCCAATATCCACAAACTGGGTGAACATAGGGATGTCTTCGTGCTCTGGCAACGGAGTAACAAAATAGCAGTTCTTGAGCAGGTAACTGGCTGGCGTCTTTACCTGAGGGAATGGCAGAGTCAGGGCAGCACGACTAACTTCACGGTGGAGTTTATCGAGGTTGGCCTGTGGGTAAATGCTACAGATTTTCGTTTGATACGGCAGGGTATACATTGCTGTGTATCCTTCTTTAGGGTGGTAAAATTTAACTAGTGACGTCAACTATGTTTAATAAATATGATTGACTGTTAGTTAACACTCATAACATCGAGTTCAAAGCTCCATACTTGGGAGAACCAAAAGATGGCAACTTTCACTAATGCGGTCCCGCGTGTAATTTTTAACGGGATTCGTGATCGTAGTCGTCGGGCACTTATTCGTCCTGACGAGTCCTACGCTCAACACACACCTTTGCTGCGTCTCTTCACCGAGACTGGTCCTACTGCCACCACCTACGTTGGTGATACCGATGATGGCTTTGCTGGCATCTACGGTCAGATGTCGCTCGATCCTCGCAGCAAGTATTTCAACCAACAGGCTCTGCTTGCTTTGAACCTCTTGGGTCAAGGTAACGGTTTCTATGTAAAACGTTTGAAACCAGAAGACGCTGGTAACACCGCTCGTATCATCCTGGCCATCGATATGGTTCGTGATATGGTACCTAAGCAGGTTTCCAGCCTTAGTGGTTTCGTTTACCCTACCACCGGCACTAACGGTGTTACTGGTGGTGTAACAACTCTGGCTGATGAACTGGTAGAAGGTTTTAAAGCCCGTATCGTTCTGATCCATGATAACGATGCAGAAGTGGGTACCCAGCGCGTTCTGCCTGGTGGTTTCCAATCGAGCATCGACGGTACACAGTCTACCATGTATCCGCTGTTCGAGCTTCCAGCTTCGTTCTTCGGTCTGCTGGGTAACCAACTGGGTATGCGTGTTTGGTGTCCGACCGCTCTGGACACTGAAGGCTACGATGAGGCTGTAACCGACAAGTTCGATACACGTCTGTTTGGCTTCCAGTTCGTTGAACTGCAAAATGGCCTGAACACCCCAACTATCATCAAGACTGTAACTGGTGCAGACTATGTTACTGTATCCTTCGATGAAGGCGTTTGGTCTGAAGCTACCGACGGCGAACTGTCCATCGGTGAAGTACTGATTCCGTCGTATGAAGATGACGGTATTGAATCGGGTGAGACTCCACTGTTCTCTCCATTCAGCCAGTGCTACGTTTACAGCGATAACATCACTGAAGTACAGAACAAGATCTTCGACTCGGAGCTGGTGTATAACCCTGCGTTCGCCGATCGTGTTAAAGGTCCGGGTCAAATCGACTTCCTGACCATGCTGAACTTCGATGGCGATCAGTATCAGACTATCCAGTTGATGGGTGCTCTGGAAGGCGGCGTATTGCTTGGTAAGAATGCTTCGGTATTCGCAACCGGCGGTGCTGACGGTACTACTGACTTTGCTGAATACGTTAAGCAGGTTGACTTCGAGAACACCAACTTCGGTGATCTGGAAGACCAGTATGAAGACGTTGCACGCTTCCAGTTCGGTTTCCTTTACGATACCGGTCTGCCGCTGGCGTCGAAGTACAAGATGATGCAGACTCTGGCTAAACGTCAGGACTTGCAGTGCATGTTCACTACCTTCGTAGAAACCGATGCACGCGGCTTGACCGCTGCTGACGAAGTTTCCCGTTGCATCGCTATCATGACTCGTCTGAAAGCATTCCCTGAATCCGTCCTGTACGGTACTCCAGTTGCTCGGGCGATGATTGTTCTGCAATCCGGTAAGCTGATGGGTGGCGGTTACAACAAGCGCGTTCCTGCTGTAACTGACGTGGCTATGGCTTGGGCTAAGTATGCTGGTGCTGGTAACGGTATCCTGCGTCCTGGCTTCGAAATGGACGCAAGTCCTAACAACGAAGTGTCCATGATCAAGAACCTGAACGTACCGTTCTTCAACGCACGTACCGCCAGCAACCTCTGGACCAACGGTGCTACCTACTCGACTACGTACAATAAACGTCGTCAGTATTACGCTTGCATGCGTTCTGTTTACTTGGATGATACCTCGGTATTGCTGTCCCCAGTAACCGTAAACATCTGCTGCGTGATCATGCGCTTGATCCACAAAGTGCATGCTAAGTTCACCGGTAATGCTTCGCTGACCAAGGAACAACTCGTAGAGCGTTGCGACCAAGAAATCTTGGACCAAACTCGTGACCTGTTCGGTGGTCGTGTAGATATCATTCCTCGGACTGAGATCACCAAGGTAGACGATAACAACGGCTTCAGCTGGACTTGCACCGTGACTGTTGCGGCTAACAACCCGCGCACCACCATGGACTTCAAGCTGGAAACCATCCGTCGTGATACCGTAACTCAAGTCGCTTAAGGCGGCTTGGGTTCCTTCACTAGAGGAATAATAGATGAAACGCTATAATGACCCTATTGCACCCGTATCTAGCTACGGTGCTGGTGGTTCGAAGAACACCATCAACTTGGCTCAGGCGGGTACCGATGTATTCCGTCCTGACTTGGCCAACTTGGCCAGTAACACTCCTTACGTCAGTCGTAACGTTGTTCCTTTCCTGCTTGAAGCACCACGGTTCTTCCAGTACGCTAAGGACCCACGTCAACTGGTACGTTCCCTGAAGGCTCTGGTTGAGAACCATGTTCGGACTATTGATGGTCTGCAACAGACTTATCAAGTAGATACCGCGGACGCCCCTTGGGGTGGTTCGGGTGAAGCTATTCAGGTAGCTACCAACGTAACTCGTGCACGTTCTAACCCATCGCTGGGCTGCTGGGAACTGCAAGGCCGTGCTATTCAGCGATTCCTTCGCTGGTGGATCACTTACGGTATCGGTGATGAGAACACCAAAGTTCCACGTATTGTGGCAGAAGGTAACGTTCCTGTCGAGAAGTATGATGCAACCTTCTACGGTGCAACTGTACTCTTCGTAGAACCGGACCCAACTTTCCAAGACGTAGTTAGTGCATACCTGTGCACCAACATGTTCCCTCTGTCTACCGGTCCATGGGAATCCCGTAAGGATGCTTCTCAGATTGGTCAGAACCTCGATCTCTCGATTGAGTTTGCTGCCATGACCGACGTATCGGAAGGTGTTCAGATGTATGCTCGTGAGTTGTTCCAACGCATGAACATTCGTGGTATGAACCCGAACGATCAACGTACCTGGACTGAAGGTATCGCTGCTGACGTTAACGCCGCTAACATCGGTCTGAAACAACAGCTGGAACGTTCTGCCGGTAACCGCGTAACCTACAACGGTGCTAACTGATAACCATGGCCCAGTCAGGAAATAATCCTTACCCGCTACAACATTCGCAAGATAAGTTTACCGGGAAGTCTCCATCGGCTACAACTGATGAAGCGCAGCGATATAAAGACTTGCTGGGCTTCTCAGCTGCTGGCGAAGACGTTGGGTTGTTCTATCAACTCAACCAAGTCGCCGCCGCTGAGCCGGAGGAAGTTCAAGCTTACACTAATAGTGGCAGTCGTCAATTACAGAATATCAGTAATTATGGGAACTACTCCCAACCGATTGAAGCTGGCGGTAAATACGCGTGACAACATAAAGCCCCGACCGAAAGGCCGGGGTCTTATGCCGTGTTTTACAGAAGCCAGCGAGCTTCAGCAGCCATCGCTTCTGTTTCAGTAGCACCCTCTTGTATACGAGCACGTACCCGAGAGCTATGAATTTTACCACGTTGTTCTGGAGTGTATAGTGTTACGTCAGTAGTATCGGTAATTGCATCATCGTGACAAGTAGCTATGGTGTCATAGACTGGTTTACTGCGTGCCCAAAAAGAAGCTACAGTCTTACCCGTTTCACTCATCACGTAAGCATTACCGGTAATAGGGTATTCGATACATTGACGATCATCCCCTTTACCCGCAATAACTGTAACGATTGGTTCACCTTGCGCATTGTGACCGAACTCGAATGTATCGCCAGCATCGACGAGAATCATTTTAAACCCTTTACCCACATCGGAGTCGGCTAGGTTTTCACCGGACATGATTTTGATAGAGTACATCTTATTGCCTTCTAGTAGTAGTGTAGCGATAGTGCTACACATCATGTCCAGCCGAGTATTACTTTGTATAGAACTTCATCGTCATTGCACGAAGGATGAGATACAGCGTCAAGCCCGTACGAGTAGCGGCGATCTGGCCAGAGTGTTTAGAGTTGGTAGCGTTCTTAACGATCTGGTCACCCATATCCCGAATCAACAATACACGTGGATCGGAAGACTTAGGTGCCATCAACAACAAACGTAGTCGAGTAGTTAGATCCTTAAGGTCGTTCTGACGTTGTACCGACTGCTTAATAGACTGCATGTACTCAAAGCAATAGAGCAATGTTTCATCAACGAACTTAGTGAGGTCCTTAGATCGAGGCTGGTTAAAGTTACGAGCTAAGAATTCCAAAGAGTTGATCAACATTTGTTCTGGCATCGTGTGCATGGCATTACCAACTACACCAAGCAAGTCTGACTTGATCAAGTTATCTTTGTTCGTGCACACATTGTGCATATAGCCGATGTAGTTACGGTAACCGTTTACTTTGTCACGCAGTGCCATCTCACCGTCGGTATTGATCATGATGTCGGAAGTAGTCCGAATCATAGCACCCGCGTTCAAGGTAGCGATGTACACTGAGTAGTATTTGTTGATCAGTTCACGGATACGAGTTTGAGTGTCGGTTACAACACGTCGTGTCCAGTAATCATAATCTACATCAGGTTGTTCTGACAGTACCGGGTAGTAGATAGACTCCGGTGAGATAATCCCTTCAGCTCGATCCTTAACCAGATTACCCCAGCTACCCAGTGTCTTGATGTCGAACTTATAGTTGAGCGCGGCAAAGGCGGCTTCTGCTACCTCACGTCTCGCAGCATACTTAAAGCGACGCACTAACAGCGAGGTGATGTACTTGTAGTGTAGAACTTGAAACGCGTGCTTACACGCTTCCTGACGCGTTCTGAGTGGGATATCGGTTTCCTTCATAAGACGCATCGTAATGTAACCCGGAGTGTAGTTCATCACGTCTGATGCCACTTTCTGGTTTACTGGGTCTACGCCTTCTGCACGCTGGAAATCATGTTGCAGGTGATCTTCATCTATACGCAATACGTCATCGAACCAAAGCTCTCGGTCTGTGTCATAGAAGTAGACTGGGTTCACGCCCATCAATACCCCACCGAAGAAAGCAGAGTGGTCTTCATTACGGTTCATGAAACGAATCGAATACTCAATGATCCGTTTACATAGGGCTGTATCGAACTTGACATTTTTGAAATGTTCATCCATTACCTCCCGCATTGTTTTCTTAGCCATGGCTATAGCCTCTTGATTAATCAGATTATTGGGTATGGGTGTAGATTAGAACCCTTTTAAAGAGTATATTACTATTTCGAATATACTAACATTAACAGGAGTTAATAGATGACTCGTTCAGATAAAGTAGAAGCGGCTTTTAAAGCGTGTGGTATTGGTGGACGTTTTAGTAAGTTCAGTTTACAGCGAGACGGCACTCGCGTGAAGATGATCGATCAAGGTAAGCCTTCATTAAACCGTTGGAACTACCGCTTGCTTGACCAGTTCAATGCGAGTAACTATACTGAAGTCAACAGCGTGATGGCGGAACGAATGGTTAAAGATGACTCAGTCTGGGTCAGCCATTTCAATACCGCTCAAAAAATTATCGCCCACATGGTTCGGGTTGTTGACAGACCTGTTCTGCCAAGCGATAATCGCTACTTCGTAGATCGTAAGTCTGATTCGATCTTTATCGTCAACCACGGGTATTCCATCGGAATCGTTCCGGCTGTTAACTGAGTAGACACATGCAACTAGAAATACAGGATGTATCACTAGACCAGATCCTCGACTATACCTGTAAACAGGATATGGTTGGCATTGAGATATGGGAGCGAGTGGTACTTGATTCCGCAATGATTATCCCGATGATGCGCAATGGGACTTACTCTAAACTGCGCAAGGGTTATGGGTTATTCATCGAAGGGGTGATGGTAGGTTACGCTGTAACTTACCCGCCCGAGAATTCGCTGGAACTATTGCATATCACCAAAGGGTGCCGTGGCAATGGTTTGGCTCAATGGTTCCTGCGTGACCTGTGTGTCGATAACGTAAGTGTTGACGTTAACAATCAAGCAGCAATTAATCTTTACACGAAACTCGGTTATGAAATCGATTTGATCAAGGAGTAACACCGTGTCACGTTTCTTATTCAGTCCTGCTTTTAGATTCACCCAAGAATTAATAGAATGGTTCGAAGATCAACCCGAACCATATGGTCGAACCGTAGCACGTGTACTGGCTGCACCAATCAGTGGTGGCCTGCGAATCAATAACCTCGAGAAGTCTAAGAATGTGACTATCGAGGTTAGCGGCGCATTGGTCCAAGTGGACTACTATGGTGAACAAGAAAGACCCCTCGAAAGCAACTGGCGTGCAATTGATGAGGTATCCACCATCGGTGAAGAAATCGTAGAATTCTTTAAATAACTAGGAGTAATACCAATGGCTGTAGTTCGTACTTTCAATGTAAGTTCCCGTGCTAACGTCATCAATGCAATGATTGCATTGCAAATGAATGACGACCACCCAGATGATCTGTTCATCTCCAATGCTGATGATGGCTATCGTTTCTCCACCTGGGGTGGTGAGCGTAGCGTCGTAGTTATCGGTCATCCCATCAGCTTGGACGTTGTCCGAGTGACTTGGAAAGAACTCGCTGGTGACGGTGAGCGGGCATGGGATGAAGATATCACCACCCACAGTATGCTGTCGGCTGAAGCGCTGGCTAAGACCATCGTGGAATTTATCTGCGCTGGTTCATGGCCTCCGTGCTGTGTACGTCACCGTAAGCGCATGCCGCACGTGACTACCATGCGTGATGATAAACCATACGGCACTGTCGATGTGGTTGTTCAGATCAATTCCAGCTATGAAACGATGGCTTTGTTCTCTGAATTCAAAGAGCACAACATGTCATACAAGCAAGACATGGGTGGTTACATGCACACCATCGGTCATATCAATGACCGCCCTATTTGCGTCTCGCCTATGATCCACGTGATTGATGGCGTAAACGTAATGTACGTCGAAGCTACCAGTGGTTTGGTAGACTGGGACTTGATTGAGGAATGGATCAAAGGCATTGTCCCTGAAGATGTACGGATCGTAACTGATCCAACCAACCTACTGGGTGAAATTCGCTCAGTAATCCGCAACCGCGAGGCAGAAACGGCTACATAGGAGTACGTCACATGAACCACGATCGTGATCAGATCATGATGGTGACTTGCAATCCAGTAATGACGGAGGCGAGTTCTCTCGGGTTTGTGAAGAACATCATTCATCTGCCTGATGGTAAGTGGAACGTATCCCTTACCCCCGATGCTGATGAAGCGCTCATCTATGGCGATGAGTGCGAGGTTCTGATCAACTGGCTGAACGATGGTACCGATATCGTAATTGTTGATATCGATCCAACTTTCGTATGTCAGTTTTCCCGAATGCACAAAAAGATCCTGCATCACTCTTAACCGTGGCCGCTCCTTCGGGAGCGGCTTCTGTTTCTTTTTTCTTCTATCATGTGTAATCAATAGCATTAACCGAGGTCACTATGAGTTGCTGCGGCATAAGAGAAATCCCGGATTCAAACATTCCGTTTGATCACATGGGTTGTCCATGCGACACTTGGGCACACCTGAAAGATATGTTCGTGTATCTTAAGGACGAACGTGCTGGCGTTGTACCCTGTAAACCAGAACAGTTTAATGTCCAGTGGACCTTTATCGATGCGACTACTTATATGTTCGCTGTCACCGATAAACTGACTGGCGAAATAATCGAATATAGCGTGGTAAAAGAGTTCTCTCAAGAATCTCCTGAGCAAGCTTTTGAGCGCGACTGGCGCCAAAGGGAACTCGTGTATAACCGTGGAGTTAATCGTGCCTTGGAGGATCTCCTAGAGGCCATGGAGGAGACTAACCCACAGATTCAATACAAGCTCCAACGAGTACCAATGCGTTCACACGTAATTCACAAGCCTATTCGTGAAGACTTGGGCGTAGTCCTATTTAAAGTGGATTATGTCGTAGAAACCCGAGTAGGTGAACCCTACGGAAAAGACGTGTGGGATACCACGTATCAAGATACTGTGATTCAACTCCCACCGATCATCGATAAGATCGCTTATGGTACTGATGTACTGTTGAAGCGTTTCCGTAAACTGGGTGTTCGATTTACCGGTATCGTTAACGAAGAACTGGAAGACCTTAAACGGTTTACTATCACTGGTGTTAGTTATCGTGACAACACTACCAATACTAAAGTACTAATTAGTTATCAGGAAATGGATCTAGAGAATCCTATCCTGCGTGCATACCACGAGTACTTCACTGACAAAGGACCACAGAATGGCTATTTCAACTGCTGATCGATTTGAATACGATGTACCCACTCAAGCTACTGCTATGGGGATTCCTCCAAGCATTCTTAAAGTGGTAATTCGTAAGTTGTTTGGTTTCGCTACCCAAGGGATCGTACCAGATAAACTACACTTCGTTGAACAAGCTAAAGCGTTTGCTAATAACAAAGACCGCGATGGTAACGTATTAGCTGTGCATGCCTCTACTCGATTGCTACTGAATAGTGAAGATACCATGACTATCGGTTTGCGTCCAGGTGAAGGCACTGACTTGGCTACCTTACAAGCCTACATCGATAAAGCTGCTCCGATGGTGTCTGATCTGAGTGCTTGGAAGGCATAATAGCGTCCTCCCTTCGGGGAGGACATTATGACGTCAACTCAAAAGATTTCAAATTTATATCATGGTAGGGTATATTGACAAATAAAGGTGTCCTTAAATGGCGAAGATCTCCAAGGGTAAGTTCCGTTGGTTACGGGCAGTGTACAAGGCCCACATTCCACGAATGTTTTACAACCGAGACGGTGACCTGTGCATGCAGTACTTAACTAAGGTATTCGTTGGTGTACGGATGTCTGGCGTTCAGGGCATGAAAGGTCCGTCGGGTCAAGAACTAAATAACACTTTGGAATACACGATCGATTTCACAGGGAATAAATAATGTTCTGGTTCGGATTGTTCTTAGTTATTCTGGGTACTATACTCGGTACTCTTACCTTCACGTTATTTCCTAACCGTAATACCTCCGAATGGAAAGATTCATTAGGTTTGTATTGCATCTGCTTCGGGTTGATTGCTTGGGGTGCTTATGTACTATACCCGGTATCGACGTAAGCGAACATCTCAAAATGATAAGTACTGCGTCTACGGTGGTGTAAGGATATTAACCTTAGATCATGACGGCGTCGATGATGAAATTGATGGTGTTGGTCGTCAACATGCTGAACCAAATGGTTATCCATCGAGTCGCGAACTGATAGGCCGTGGTCGAGACACCCGAGAACGTCGTCATATGGAAGCATGTGATCCATTTAATGAATGGCGTTCTAATGAGTCACTTCGTGAACGATGGGGTATCGAATGAAAGGTGGTGTATACAAGAATCGATACTACATGGGGGTTCGTCCGGGTTTAGGCGTACGTACTCGCGATGATAACACTCATGGTCTTGCAACAATGGATCGTGATCGTAAACCTCTTGAGCGTGATGTACCTTGGTTTACGGAGGCCATGCGGGGTGAACCTACTGACGAAAGCCTTTGGCGTGAATCGGATAAAGCTCGTTGTGAAGTAGACATTTTCTGGTCGATGAATAACCGGAATTGCAGTGCATTCGCTGATCACGATGATTATCGAGCTGACTGGGGTACTGGTCGATGAGGTTTAAGAACCGTTGTTATGAACAAGTCCGTGTGGCTTATAAAGGCATGGGTTGTGAATGGACGCATGGTTATTACCAAACAGATGAAGCGGCACGTCAACATCGGAGACCACATGGTAATCGGTTTGATCACGATGATCCAAACTATGATCTTGGTCGTAGACGTGACTCTGAAGACAACCCAGACATCTGGGATGCTTCTGAAGGCGAGGGTAAAGGGTTTCCATTTGAACGCGGTGCAGAGCGTGGTAACGCGTGGCATCGTAAACGCACTGAAGGTTGTGTTATACCAGAAGAGGACGATGAACAATGGGTCGAGTAAGTCGCGGTAAGGTTGCCGATTTAAAGAAACGTTTGAATGTCATTCATCCGGCATTGCTACCCTACGTTGATATGTACCGTAAAGAAGGTGAACGGTTGTTTGGCTTGACTGGATTCAATCCATGTCCGATTAACATGCGGGGCTTGAAATGATTTCCAAAGGTAAACGTCAGAATCTAGTACGTACGTTTGCGTGCCTTGACTTTATCCGTAAGATGGGTTTACCTAACGGTAGTATCGATGTCTTTGGATTGTGTGCACGTGCTGGTCGACTAGCCCATATCCGTCAACCAAGAACACCAGAACCATTCGACTACGACAAGTTCTTAGCTACGGCTATGGGGTCATGTAAGGCATGGGACACCGTAGGTAAGATATCGCTTGAGATCGGTGAGGAGATACTGCGTCGTCAAGAACAGCAGTTGGTGCATAAACCTCGGGTAGTGGTGGTACGCGAGATCGATCATTCTGATCCAACCCTACCGCAAGGTGATGGATATTTTTATCTACCCTTCCCAGAGAAAGGTCCATTATGAGTCGCATCAGCAAAGGTAGGTTGAAAAACTTGTGGTCATTGTACAACGTCTGGTTGTTCATTGAACTGCGTGCTTATTATGCCACTGCGGCTAAGTGGCGTAGTCGGTTAGCCGATCCACGTGTTAAAGCTCGGATCGGAGCATTCCGTAGTAGGGTTCCATCGGAAATGCCCTTTGTTCGTGAAGTGGCAGCTAAAGGTTATTATGATGGCTGTCGGTCGATCTCATCTGAACTAGATGTTGAGATAGCAATCTCTATCGAGCGCAGATCCATACATAAACCATATCTCGAGATTAAACGTGGTCGTCATCGCAGTGGGTTAGTTTCAACACGTGGTCCGAACGGTGAATTGTTGTCGACGTTGTTTGATCCAGCTGGTAACATATTGGCATATGACCTTGAAGCGGATGTAATAAGCGTTCGAGCTGGCCAGCTTCGTCGGGAAAGTAGTATGCCCGGTGTGATCTATACCGACCATGCGATCGATGCAGCATTGCTGGCATACGGAATTGATCAACTTGCAGACCTTAATGTCGCGGATACTTATCCAAAGACAATCACGGTTACAGATGAAGCTAATCTGGATCGATTGTCAGACGACATAAAAAGCGCGCGCGGCGCATAAGTAATTCTAGGTAAAGCAATTTACAACGATAAACTTGTTTATCTAAAGAGCTGTTTAAATTGCTTTTTCCTTAAAAGGTTTTATAAATAAATAGTATATTATGAGGGGGGGTTGGGCACCCCGAATAATATTCCTTATTCTTAGTATAGCGTGAGCTATGCTAATTTATGCCCAAAAGGATCTAAAGATGCCAACAGAATACAGATACGCCCATCGCATTCTGCGAGGTGGGCAATCAGTAAACGTTCGTAGTAACTCCACCTACGAAGAGATGGGTGAAGCCTACGGTGAAGAATACCTAGGTGAAGTATGTAGTGCGTCAGGAATGTTGAAACGACCTTATGTATCTCCTCGTATAGAGGAACTTATTCGTGAAGCAGCATTTGAGTTCAGTCAAGGACCACAAGGTAAGACTGCATTCGATCTATGGTGTGGCCTAAAAGGTAACAACACTGACAAGACCTATTCAACTTTCATTAAAGAACTCTCTCCTCCTGAAGGTAAACCTATGCACGATCCATTGCATGAATCCGTATTCGGCGAATCTAACCTTGCTACACCTCAGCTTGGTAATCTAACATGGCAAGAACTGTATGCGCAGGACTGTCAAGACTTCGGTGTAGAATCGGCTAATGAACGACTGGCACAGCGTAGCGTAGAAAATGCATACCGTCTACCAGAACGTCAACGTAGTGAACTGGAGAAACTGTTGGAAGCTACTGAAATCAAACACCCTGATCAAGTAGGTATCATTACTCCGACACGTGAAGACTATAGCGCTGCCTGTAAGGGCGAACGACCATGGCCAGTGGTACCACAGTTCTTGGGTCAAATCCAACAACTGCTGTCCGGTAGTAATGAACCGCTCCCTGAAATCAAAGGGGTTGTATTGCGTGGATCTAAACTACCTGCTCATCTACAGGCGATTATCGATGATGTGATGAGCCAACCAGCGATGTCACCTGATAACATCTTTGCATTCCTTGAAGAAGTGAATCGTCAGGAGGCTATGCGATTCTTGGTCACTTCACGTAGTGAAGAAGTCATCAAAGCTCTACGTAAGTGGATCAAGCGGATGCGTAACCGTGCTGAGACCGAATCATTGAATCGCCGCAGTGCTGAGAAGCAACTGGCGTTGTTCAAGATTAACGTTGAGCATCTTGAGCGTCAGACATTTGTGGTATTGGCAGATATCTTTGACACCCAAGGGTTCCGTCGTGAATACATCATCGATAACGTTGAGGATACTACTTTCAATGTATCGATCAAAACTAAGAATGGTGGTGTACCAATCATGACCATCCGTTATGATGACTACGGCTTCGTGGTCAAGGCTCATCGCTGATGAACTTTTATCGGTGTCCTAAGTGTTGGGATACCCAGTGCAATTGCCCACCGGGTGATGACCTCAGTGAATGGGGTTTAAAGCGTATGGGTACCCTAGAATTCAATCAACTTAAACAACGTGTAGATGCTGAACACAACCGCCGCAATCAAAAGGTTACTACCAGCAACAATACTGTACCGGTAGGACCACTTAAAATGATGCGGTCGACTGTTCAACAATCTACCGTGCAGTTAGCCGGTAGTTTCATTCCCAACCGAGCTAATACACATGATGACAACTCTTCAAATTAACCACAGGCACGTTAACATGAACAACCTCATGCAAGATACCATCGACCAAGGCGGTCGTCTGGAATTGGTAGTTGGTAAAGATAACTACCAGCACTTCGATATGATCCCAGCTGAAGTTGTAAAACAGGAAACCGAAGATGCTTGATTCGAAAGCCGTAATGAAAGAAGCCGTTGAACATATGCGCACCAAGTTCACCATGGATCAACTAATGGAGAACTGCTTTGCTGATAGTATTCCGTTGACTAACCATCAAGCTCGTGAAATCACAGCACTGGCTGAACGTACTATCGATCTGGGTGGCTTCTACACGATGGCCCAGATGCAAGACAATCGTGGTACAGCTTTCTGTTTCTATAACACCGTGGGTGAAGTGGTTCAATCGATCGTATTGAATCTACCGGACATCGCTAAAGATCGTAAGATCCCTAGCCGTAGTTGGCTGATAACTTTCTTCAAGCACATCGGTTATCACAACCAGCGCTTGGAAGTTAAGTATATGGAATCGTTGATCGAATCCCATGTGCGTGATGGCGGTAGCTGGGAATCGAGTATGGCGGGTGAATCCATCCACTTCGTATTCCGTATGAACAACCGTGTCAAAGCTCGATACGATTTCTACAAAGAGAACCTATCTCAATGAGTGAACCAGAAATCGGTTGTGCGTTAGACGTGAACACATTCACTGTATTCTTGGTGGGTAAACCGCTCATCAAGGATATCTTTGAAAATCTCACGGAATCGTTACATGCTCACTCGATGGAGACCTACAATAAAGTCGCACTAGCGATAGTTCGTATCCATGGGCCAGCATATGGCATTGATCCACAGAACATCCCTGAACCTGAACGTTGGTCTCTTGGGACCGTGAATAAGGAAGACCTTGATTACATGCGGAGCTTCCTTCCAGTTAAAGAACTCATGCGTTCCGAAGTTGTATCCTACACTAACGAAAAAGCTATTACCCCTGATAAGGAATAAGTTGTGGACTCGAATATCTCCTACGTCATCAATGCTTTCGACCGTGCGGTAATTTTGTTGAACCGTGAATCGATTGATACGATGATGGCTCAAAGTGGTGTTAAGACGCTTCGCGGTTTCAATAACATGGCTGTAGCTATCGTTACGCAGTTTGGTGAAGAGAAAGGTGTTAAGCTAGTTCCGGGTGAAGAATCCGAATGGGTATTGGGTGCTCTGGCTAAGAGCGACGTAGAATATCTTCACAGCTTCCTGAAGCCTGAAGAACGTTGTGAAATTGTAGACCTGATGGCAGCTCGCGCTGCCTGATAGTTTACTGGCTTTACTAGTAGTATGTACAAAACTGTTTCTTACTAATTTGGAGTTACACCTTTGATGAAAGCTTACGATTTCGAAGCACCAGCACAGCCTGTAAAAACCTGTCTGATCTTCGCTGGCGGTTGTGGTCTCAACGTAGCCACCCATCTGGTAGACCTGCCAGACGTACACTGCATTGACACCTGCGATAAGAACATCGTAGATGCGCACCGTAAGGCCAAGGTCTTCCTGACCCAAGGTACTCGTGGTGCTGGTAAGAACCGTGCATTCATTTTGCCGAAGGTTCGTCCACAGATGTCAACCTTCATGGGTACTCTACCAGAAGCTGATTTCTACATCCTGTGCTATTCACTGGGTGGTGGTTCGGGTTCGGTACTGGGTCCTTTGGTTACAGGTGCTCTGGCTGCTGAAGGCAAAGCGTTCATTACATTCGTTATCGGTGCTATGGAATCTCCTGAGGTTCTGCAAAACGATATCGATACCATGAAGTCGCTGGAATCCATCGCGGTAACCCGCTCGACTCCGATCGTGGTTAACTACACCCCGAACGTTAACGGTCAATCGTACGAGTTCATCAACAGCCAAGTGGCTGAGAACATCCGTCGTGTTGTGTGCCTGACTAATCAGAACCATGCCCGTCTGGACGTCCATGATGTAAACAACTGGGTACGTTTCACCGATAAGCATAAGACCCTGATCCCTCAGGTGTGCGAACTGCATATTAGCGATAACCGTAAAGACGCTGAAGCTATTCCAGAACCAATTGCGATCGCTAGTCTGTATCTTGATCCAGCTAAAGAATTCGCATTCGGTACTCCGGTAGTACGTACTACTGGTATCATGAAGCAAGACGATCTCAGTGTAACTGAAGAACAACTCCACTTCGTGATCAACTCGGTTGGCGTAGTAGAAGTGATGAAGTCGATCAGCGATACCAAAACTGAAGTGACTCGTCAACAGGCCAAGTTCGTACAGCGTAACCCGCTGCTTGACCCTGATGACGTAGCTGATGCAGATGGCATGGTTGTCTAAATAACTGTCCTCCCTTCGGGGAGGACTTTATTCCGCTGGAGTCAACATGAGCGACAAACTAAAAACGGGCCAAGATATCAGTCCTGGATTTCCCGGTGACTTAGATATCGTAGTTGTTGATGCGACGAATCAGTTCGTTACGGTACAAACTACCAAACCTAATGCACTGACCCACGAAGTGCTTTGGAAACACAGTTACAAATACGTTGGTCCATCAATACCAGTTGATCTTGTATATTGGCACCTAACATACCAGCGTCATTTCTGAGGTTTACATGTCCAAGTTTAAAGATGGTGAAGGCGTAGTAGTTATTGAACCCACCCCATTCACCTGCACGGCTCTTAAGTCAGGGAATGTTTATTCGGTTCTGGTATTGGGCGGAGGTGATGTAATTGAACGTACCAATGTCAAGGCTGGTCGCATCAAGGAATTCAACGCTAACCCGAGTGACGAGATGTTCCTCTACATGCATGACGGAGAAACCGTAAGCCTGTTCAGTAAGTCTCGTATCTTTATGACTAACTACGTCACTGATTTCGACGTGATCATCAAAGAACTCGATGGCACGACGTTGAAAATGCTTTCGAACGTAGAGGTTAAACGTGGCTAAGGTAACCGTCCTTAACTGCTGGAATGCTGAGAAGTATCCTCTGCCAGTTCCGGTAATTAGCTTTAATGAGTGGAATGGGTTAACACCGGGTGAACGCCATACGTATCCACTGGGCACGCACCACAAAGACGTACAGCGTATCTACGTAGACGATGTAGAAGAACAAATCGATTCTACTTATCGACTGTTCGATTACATCGATGCTCTGAAAATCCTGACCTTCCTTGAGAAGTATCCGGGTGAAGATATTATGGTCCATTGTGCTGCCGGTGCATCTAGATCACCAGCTTGTGCAAAGTTCATGGTAGACTATCTGGGTTATGAACTGGACGAAATCAATAACACTCCTGATTTCGCTAAGTGTCATAATACTCACGTCTACTATACTTTGAAACGGGCGATTTATGATCACCCACGAATTCAACAAACACTTAAGGTAGCTAACAATGGCTAAGCAAAAGAAGTTCAAGGGTAACAATGCTCGAATCGTTGGCGAAACTCGTCTGACCCAGCGTGAGATGAAAAAGATGTCAGCAGCTTACTTCAACGTGCAGCGTGACTTCGCTACCCGCACCATCGTTGAACAGGCCAACCCTGCTCGCACTACCGAAGACGTAAAGCCTGCGGTATTCGATGAGTTGAGTTAATTCATTTCGAGTTAGGTGAACTATGTCCAAGTCCAAGAAACGAATCGATGATTCTGTAGCTTGTGACTTAGGGCTTGTACTTTCAACCCATACCAAAAGTATTCGGGAGATAGCCGAGGACCCAGAGCACACGTTGTGTCTGATCTTTGCTTATATGCTAGACGACTACGTGTGTTATGACCTGGTGCCAGTTTGGCGTGAAATTAATGGGATGCGAATCAAGATACCTAAGTTCCAGTCGCATCCCACTGTGGTGGAGCGGCTGAGCAAGCAATTCTACAGACGCTATTACACAACGGATGGTTATCAACTAACACCGCTTAAGGTTAAGACTCCCGCTGAGTTTGAGCGTAGGCTTCCGTTTGAAGTAGGTAATCTGACCAATTGCCTATCCACCATAATCGAACCTGACCTAGTCATGGGACTTCGATCCAAACCACTACTCTTTCACCGAAGGAAAATTCAATATGAAAGAAATTACAACGTACAACGAGACGACTCTCACGATCTTCAAACTGCTGCGTGAAGCCAACCGATGGTATTCCGATGCTCTCGCCGTGGGTGAGTTCAAGGTAGCCAACGTTCGTGGACTAACTCCAGTATGGCGTCCTCATGAAGGTCGTTTGACGATCCTTATGGATACAGATCATCGTATCTACGCTACCATTGAGTGGACCCCTAAGGACGGTGAGTTGTTTATTCAGGATGTAAAGTTCCGTATCTCTGAAGCGGCGGTCGATCATGATGAGATGCTGGAACACATGCTGATCGGTGTGGTACGTCTATATTCCAAGTTCAAGGACAAACAAGAATGCATCGTAAACCAGAGCTGCTTAGGTTAATTGGGGACTGGCTGGAACTGGAACTCGAGTCGACCTGTGTGTCGCTTGATCAGTTCACCTCGGTCGAAGTGAAACACTTCGGTAAGCGTATTACGTTTACCAAGAAACTACGGGGTAAAGAAGACGAAATCGCTGGACTTTATTTCGACCAAGTTGGTGGATTAACAGGGTTAGTGATTAGCGGCGATACCACTCTGGTAATGTCTCTAATGTTGTTCTCACTGGAGAAAGCAATT